TTCTAGAGCCGCCTGAGCAGACGTTTGACTGGTTGCTCGATGGTAACGACTTCCGCAACTCTCCCGCGCCTATATCGTGGCTAATCAAGGGCTGGATGCAGAACAATAGTCTAATGATGGTTCACGGGCCATCGGGATCAGGCAAAACATTCTTGATGCTCGACTGGTGTCTGCGCCTGGCCGCAGTTGATATGGAGAATCGTGACTGGTGCGGACATAGGACTAAGCAAACGCCAGTGGCTTATCTGGCCGGTGAGGGGCATCACGGATTGCGAGGACGTATCGCCGCATGGCTCCAGCATCATAGTGTAGACAGTATACAGATGTGGATATCGAAGAGCGGCACGGATCTAAATACTCACGAAGGCCTTGTAAAGGTAATTGAGAATATCAGAGCTTTGCCAGTTAGCCCGAAGGTTATCGTTGTAGACACATTGCACCGATTTTTACTTGGCGATGAGAACTCAGCGCAAGATGCCAAGACGATGCTCGATTCGTGCGCCGTGCTAATGGAAGAGTTCGACTGTACTGTTATCTTGGTGCATCACACTGGCGTATCTGAAGAGGCACAGCACAGGGCCAGGGGATCAAGCGCCTGGCGCGGGGCATTGGATATCGAAGTGAGTGTGAAGCCAGGTAACTCGGATCGGCCAATTGAAATTGTGCAACGCAAGATGAAAGATGCCGAGATGCAAAAATCTAAATTCTTTGATCTCAAGCCAGTCACAATCAATGGTTGGCGCGATGAGGATGATCAATTGGTGTCGAGCGTTGTGCTTGATCCGGCGAATGAGCCTATTAAAGAGAACAAGAAAAGCTCAAAGGTTTCTGAGTTCAGAAAACGATTTGAGCGCGCTTGGCATGCATCACATCGTGAGCGAGATGCAAAAGGTCGTCCATTTGTAGATAGGAACGCAATGCTTGATTTCTTAACTGGGCCCTTCATTGGCATGTCAGAGCCAGCCGCTAAAAAGGCATTACAAAAAGATCCATCACGCATGATTGGATGCTTAATTGATGGAGAAATAATCGTGCCATTTGGCAATGGATGGTCTGCAACTGACGCGGCAATGATCTTGGATCTTGAGTCGCAATGTCGATAAAGTGCTAATCTTGAGGACAAGACTTTATAATCAATATGTTAGAGGCGAAAAAGGACAGAGGACAATTGAGGACAAGACAAAATTGTCTTTTTGTGATCTCTTTAAAATCAATGACTTACAAGCAAAAAAAGACAAATGCAAGGACAAAATAATTGGAGGACAAGACAAGACATACTCTTTAGAGTATGTCTTTTGTCCTTTTTGTCCCCGAGATTTGCGAGTAGAATCTGAGCTGTGGATAACTTGTTGGAGTTAGAGATGAGTGAAGAAGTGAAAATGGGAAGGCCAACTGATTATACCGATGAGTTGGTGGATAGAATTTGCGAGGAAATTGCGGCTGGAAGATCGCTGAATAAGATTTGTAGCGATGAGTCTTGGAGTCCAGATAAATCTACGTTTTATCGTTGGATGTACAGGCATCCAGAGATCCGCGACAAATACGCGCGCGCGAAAAATGCGCAACAAGAATATGCGGCTGAAGATATTTTGGAGATCGCTTACGAAGCAACGCCTGAGACTTACAACGTGGCTCGATTGAAGGTTGACGCGCACAAATGGGTCGCATCAAAGCTATTGCCCAAACGATATGGCGAAAAACAACAGCTCGAACACACTGGCGAGTCTGGCGGGCCGTTGATCATCAAGTGGAAAGGCGAGAATGTCTAATTTTGATAAGTTTCTGTTCGTGATGGTAACTTGTTTGGTGTTAACTGTATTCGCGATGTTCGCGGACTTTTTGAGGTGGCATGCCTGAGATAGATATTCCTTATGAAGCTAGAGATGTAATGATGCCGTTTCACCGGCGCAAGCAAAGGTTCGCTTGCCTGGTGGCTCACCGAAGGTGCGGCAAGACAGTAGCCGCGATAAATGACCTGATTCGAGATGCGCTCGTGACCCCGCGAGAGAATGTGCGCGTTGGTTACGTTGCGCCAACTTTTCGCATGGCGAAACAGATTTGCTGGGATTATGCGAAGCATTACACCCAGCACATCCCTGGCATAAAGGTCAACGAGTCCGAGCTTCGGATCGACTTTCCGAACGGCGCAAGGCTTAGATTGTTCGGCGCTGAGTCTGCCGAGTCGATGCGAGGTATCTATCTCGACTCAGTCGTGATGGATGAGCCAGCAGACTTTCCAGCGAACGTGTGGCCTACGATCATCAGGCCGACGCTTGCTGATCGTAGCACTCCAGATTCTCCAACTCGCGCCACATTCATTGGTACGCCGAAAGGTAAGAATGAGTTCTGGGAGATATTTGACAAGGCCAAGGATGATTGCGATTGGTATACCGCAATGCACAAAGCAAGCGAGACAAATATACTGCCGCAGGCTGAGTTAGAGGACGCGCTGAAGATCATGGGCGAGGATCGGTACGAGCAAGAGTTTGAGTGTAGCTTCGAGGCCGCAATCATGGGCGCGTACTACGGCACTGAGATGAAGCGAGCGACTGAAGAAAACAGAATCACGAATGTGCCATATGATAGATCGATTGGCGTTGTGACCGCATGGGACTTGGGCGTTGGAGACTCGACATCGATATGGTTCGCGCAATATGTCGGTGCTGAAGTTAGGCTGATCGACTACTACGAATCATCTGGCGTTGGCCTCGATCATTACGCTAACGTGTTGCAAGATAAGAATTATGTTTACGAATCTCACATATTGCCTCATGATGTGCAGGTCAAGGAACTAGGCACGGGCAAATCCAGGCTTGAGACGCTAGACAATCTTGGAATTAGACCTGTCGAAATAGCACCGAACCTACGAGTTGACGACGGCATTCAGGCAGTACGATCCATGTTGGATCGATGCTGGTTTGATGAGAAGAAATGCAATCGAGGGATTGAAGCGTTGAGACAATATCAGCGAGACTTCGATGAGAAAGGCAGAACGTGGCGAGGTAGGCCAAGGCACGATTGGACTTCGCACGGTGCTGACGCAATGAGATACTTGGCCGTCGGCCATAGGCCGATGCAGACAAGCTGGGGCGAACCGATTAGGCGTAACTTGAAAGGTATTGTGTAGTGAATCTATTGCAATTGATCAAGATGGGCAGAGTGATAGATCCGCGTGTTGCCCCAAAAGTAAACGATGCAGAGAAAGTCCGTGATCTTTTATACAGAACTGAAACCACTGGAGTTACAGATCCAAATCCGGTAAGCATATTTGATTTTGAAGGACGGCCATTTATATCTGGCATGTCGGATCGAAGCCAAGCTGGCGAAATGGTAACTAACATCAACGGCGTTCAGTTAGCAAGGCCTGTCAATCTTGAGGGCGGACAAAATTACATGTTCCAGAATCCAGGATTGTTATGGGCAAATGCTCCGAAGGAGGCAAAGTACATAAATGATTTTGCCCAGCATTTAAGGGGCCTATACGGGAAAGATCCGCTATATTTTCCTTGGCGGATGGGGCCAGGATCAGCAGACTCATCAACAATGACCGGCGACGTGATGTTAAGTTACGCGCAATCTGCGTTAGGAAAACGTGACAGAAATGCAGTTAACAAGTACATCAAAGAGAATTACATACCAGATTGGTACGGGCTTGATGATCCAAGATCGATTGGTCAATGGAATAATTTAAAAGCAAGCCAAAGGGCTGACTTTGTAAAAAAGTTTGGCAACGTAGGCAACGTTAATCAATTTGGCGGATTGACAACTGGGGAGGCAAGGGCAATCGTCACTGAGCCGTTCCAGTATTCAGCTCCTGACATGAGATTGCAAAACGTCGGACTGTTAAGTGGCCGAAATATAGTTCCATCAAACCACAGCACATATAAAGCGGCTTTTGAGGGCGAAGGACTTGGAAGGCTGATAGAAGGTGACGTAACTCCTTTTGATCTTAATCCTACGATGAAGGCAAAAGCAGGATTTGCTGATTACGAAAGAAATGTTAATCGAGCAAACTTGACTGGCGACGATATGACTTCATTGATGTACAACGTCGTCGGAGGACAGATAACCGACAAAGTGCTAAAGAATCTTGAGAAGGCAGGAGTAACTGCGGCTGGCCTTGCAACGATAGGGGCGGCCGGAGCCGCACCGCCTGAGTTCTTGGATCGCATATACAATCCGCAAAACCACAAGTTCATCATGAATGATGACGGCTCAATATCTACGCATTTGATGGCGGCCGAAATGGACAGCGATGGCAATTGGTATGTGTTTCCGCTAATTCAAGAGGATGCCGATGGCAACTTAAACGATTACAGGAACGACTTTGACACCGCGATGGAGAAGGCCATTACTAGTGGCAATTTCTTGCCGTTTGGTCAGAACAAAGATGCGGCGTTAGAGTTCAGCAAAAACTACAAGCAAGGAACGCCGCTCGAAGATTTCAATCCGATGAAGCCAACTATTCAGCAGAATATGGAGTCAATGATAAATACTCCAAGACGTGCTGAGGTAAATCCGATTAGGAGGAATGCGGCTTTAGGTCTTATTTCAGATGCATTTAAACTTGGCAAAGATGTTTTGAACGATATGCCAAATTTAAAAGCCTTTGTTGGGCAAGCCTTTGGAGATGTTGGATTTGGAGCCGAAGTAGTAGGCGCAGAAGGAAGAGAGCCGGTTAAGGTAGAAGGAACATTGCCTATTGGAGATTTTATTTATGGGGAAGCTCCAGAAGGACTTAATGAGCTATCTTATGGATTTCCTATGACTGATCAACAAGTGCTAGATGCTGGCTTGATTGGCGCTGGATCTGCAAAGCCATTAATAAGTGGCGCAAAAGCAATTGGCAGAGGCGGCAAAGCATTGTTAGAGGGCGCTCCAGAAGTAGCTGGCCGCATGTATGAAAATGCTATGGACGCAATTGGTGCAAATAGATATGCAGTTCCACCAGGAGGAAATCAAGTCGCACAACTAGCACAAAGAAACGAGCAAGGATTTTATTCTGCTGTTGAGCAAGCTGGACTAAACTTGAAAAGAAAATCAGGCCCAGGGCAAGGATACTTAAACGATATAAAAAATAGCGCAAATGTAACCAATGAAGAAATTGAATTTATGGGGCTTGATAAGTTTTTGCAAAGCAAGCCAAATTTAACTAGAGAAGAAGTCCAACAATACATTAATAGGAATAAACCTAAAGTAGAATTTAAAAACTTAAATATCTCGAATGAAGGGGCTTTTGATGTTCCTCAATATACTAAATGGACTTTGCCTGGAACAATTTCAGATGATGTTGAGCTATTAATTAAAGCTCCAAACTCTCAATTCAAGTGGTATGGAAGACATTACGAAAACGAAGAGAATGTAGTTGGATGGGTTCGAGGCACAGGTAGAATCGATGCCGACGGCAAAAAAGTTTTCTTGGTAGAAGAAGTCCAGTCTGATTTACATCAAGTCGGAAGAGATAAGGGATACGCAAAATATTCAGATAGCAAATACAAAGTAGTTAAAAATGATATGGATCAATACGACTTAGTTAATTCTGACGGAGACGTAGTAGATACATTTAATTCAAGGACAGTAGCAGAAGAAGAGGCGGTTGACAGAATGTCTTGGGATTTAAAAGGTCAAGCTCCTGACGAGGCTCCATTCAAAGATAGTTGGTATAAAGTTGCGATAAAAAATGCTATAGACGCGGCAGTTAAAGGTGGCTACGACAAAATAGCTTTTGTTGATTCTGCTGTGCAGATAGAAAGATATAAGTTAAGTAGAGTCATTAAACAGGTAAATGTAAACACTCTTGATGGATCTCCAGATATTAGAAGAATTACTTTGATACCTACAACTGGAGGTGTTGACAACACTATAAACCTGACAGTAAACAAAGAGGGCGTAATACAAACAGGCAGAATTGGCGATAACCGCAACATGTACAAAGGAAAACCATTATCTGCTGTAGTTGGCAAAGATTTGGCTAATAAAATCATGGCTGGAGGCGAAAAAAATTCAATATCTGGATTGGACTTAGATATTGGTGGTAAGGGCATGAAGGAATGGTATGACAACAAGATTCCTAATTATGTCAAAGATTACGCCAAAAAAAGGTTAAATACAAAATCTGGTAAGACAGTTATCAATGCTGGTGTTCAAGGGGACAAAGAATTTTTGTCGATAGACCTTACAGAAGATTTAAAATCCAAAGTATCTCAAGGCCAGCCATTATTTAGTGCCGCCCCAGTCGCAACTGGCGGTTTAATTAACCAAAATAAACAAAATGATAGAAAAAATGCCAGAAATCTGGATACTGGACTCTTGTTTTAAGGGATAGAACATGGATATACCACAAAGAATACGGGCGCTGATACAGTTACAAAGCAATTTGGGCTTTCAGGGCGAAGAAATAGACGCTTATCTTGGCCCAAATACTTATACAAGAGCAAAAAATGCTGGCGCTGATACAGTTAAAGAGCTTCAGAGGATATTAGGCGTTCCGCAAACTGGAGTTATAGATAAAGCCACTAAATCTGCCGGATCTGCCAGCAATAGCGATCTCAGAAGCGTAGGATTCAAAAACAGAGGCGGAACTCTTTTGGTGGATGCGCAAGCAGATCCTCTTCTTGCTGGAATTTTATCTAAAATAGGCATTGCAGAATCTGGAAATGATCCAAACGCAGTAAATATCGGAGGTTTTCCAAAAAAATTCTCAGATATAGATAAAAGTTATAAAGCTAAAGACATGACAATTGATGAAGCATTTGCCGCAACTACAGGTAAAGGTACTGGAGCGTCTGGGCTTTATCAAAACATGCCTCAATATCTTGTTAATAGGGCAATCTCTGCCGGAATAGATCCATCCACAGGAAAATACGACGAAAACGCTCAAAGAGCCATTGCTGAATACCTAATTAAGCAAGCAAATGAAGGTTCATTTACTCCAAAAAGAGCGTACGAAGATCCTACTGGTTTTGCTAGTGATCTTGGTGGAATTTGGGCAGGAGTGCCAATAGGATATAAATTAGACGATCAAGGTAATCAAATAAATAGAGGCGCATACGATCAGCCTGGAGTAAATGCGGCAACGCAAGCATATACTTACGATGATATGTTGATGGAAATTGATGATTATTATCAAGCCGCAAAAAGGGCCGCAATGGAGCGTCAAAGACGGCTTATCGGCGAAAAAAATTATGGCATATTGCAAAATATTCCGGAGAATCTATAAATGACAATCACAAACTACTCAACTCTACAATCGACGGTTGCAGACTTCCTAAACCGTAGCGATCTGACTAGCGTCATACCGACGTTTGTACAGTTGGCCGAGTCGCAAATTAACCGCGACGTTCGCCATTACAGCATGGAGGCAAGAAGTTCTGCGCAACAAGACGCAGGAGACGAATACATGCAAGTGCCATCGGACTGGATCGAAACTATCAGGATGCATGTACAAGGCACTGGAACCACAACGCTTGACCTAATATCCAGAGCCTCCATGTCTGATAAACGAGAGGGAGCTGAGGATATGTCAGGCAGGCCTGAGTATTATTGCCATGCAGATGGCCAATTTCAGCTATATCCAACGCCAGATGCCGAATATACTATTGAGCTACTTTACTACCAAAAAGTGCCTGATTTGGCTTCAAA